GAGCCCCCCCCTGCAAAAACTGCAAGAACTGGAAAACGCTTGTTTTATAGGGGTTTTGTGCATGCAAGAACTATGCAAGAACCCGGTAATAACCGGGTAGGTGCGTTTGGGTGCGTGAGGGGGGGGGGTAAAAACTGCAAGAACTGTAATTAGTTACTGTGTAACGACTTATGGCGAGTCAAAATCAGTTCTTGCAGAAGCCATAACCGGCGACTACTGATTTTCGGTTGTTGCTGGCTCGACGGCGGTTGTGGTTGACGTTAGGCGCGGAGTGATACGCAAACCACGAAAACCACGCCCCCCCCGTGGTCCCGCTTCTTTGCGCATGTCTTCTATTTTGTGTTGGCTTTTCAGAGTGCCTAAAACGTCTTCAATTTCTTTTGGCTTGAACGTGCCCATTTTGCGAAGGAATGCGTGACGTGGCATGAAGGTATCGCCATGTTCGGATTGCCACGACAACAGAATCTCGACTGCCTTTTTGCATCGCTGGCCATGTTCACCATCGACCATATGTTTCGATAGGCTGGATAACATTTTGCGCGTTTGGTAGTCGGCAAATTGTGTGGACCACGTCGCGGCGGCAACATCGATAATCGGGTTGCGGTAATCCGCTGAACATGCGTGCAGTAAGGCAAGCTTGTGGACTTTCTCGCCGACTCGAGACCAGATACTCATACGGGTATCGTCTTGAGCAGATTCGGCTATTTGATATTGTTCGTCGGCATAGTCTCGAGATTGGTTGATTATGTCGGTTGCTTCCGGCGTGATCGAGACTACCAGCGGGACGGGAAACTCGTTAGCCAGGTTGCCTTGCGTTCCGCCTAGGGCTTTCCAATGTGCCGCTGTTTCGATTATTTCGATTGGGATATCAACGTGACGACCTGAACCCCGCTGGCCCCTATTTCCGGCCTCTAGAATCAACATTCTAGATAGCCCGCCATTGGACATAACTTTGGCGTTGAGCGATTCGTAAAAATTCTTTGGGATGGCGGTTGCGAACAAACACAAATTCGGGTGGACAATCTCGAGCGAATCCATGCCTACTTTTGCCCGCATGGAATAGGTACTGCTTGCCGTGGTAAAGAACCTCATCAGGCTTGCCATGATTTGTTCGTATCTAATCTCTTTGCCTTTTGATATTTGCAAAAGAAAATGGTCGAATTCATCCGTTTGAAACAACATGGATGGTTGGGCGTGTAGGCGATCTTCGAGTCCTTCCATCGATGCGATCAGGTCAGCAACCCATTTGCCTTCACCAATTTTCGACATGATTTGCCGATTGATCTTGCGCGGATGGTCCTTACCTACTCCAGAATTGGCCAGCGCAACAACGTATAGATTGACGCGTGTCCCGTATGGATCGCATACCTTGCGTCCAGCCAGCAACGCTTGAATGGCAATGGCTCCCCCGAATGCTAAGGCTCGATTCGGATAGTGTGCTGTTGCGATTGTGTGGGTCATGACACGATCAACAAAACCGGGAATCGACAATAGGTGTTCAGGGCATGGCCCCGGATCTTCAACAGCGAACTGGTCCTCGATCTCGATACCGTCTTGATTAAAATGATCCTCGACGATGGCAACCGCAATATCGTCAGGATTGTAGCGGCTGATACTGGTGCAGATCCGGACAACCTCGTCTCGTGGTAGTGGCGGCGAACATCGTTGGTTCTCCGCCATCAACGCGGCCTCGATACCGGCTTGCGTCATGCCCGCGCGGCGCATGACTCCAGCCATTCGAGCAAGTGCGGTATTGCGTGATCCTTGGATGATCACGTTGCCGTCTGGCGTCGATGGCACAACCTGCCGATTGGCTGGAGATAATGCCGTGATGAGCCATTGTGGCGGTAATGGAAGAGTATCCAGATCGAATAGACTGGCGTCATCAACCCACGAATACACCCCGGTTGGTAACCTCGATGGCGCAACAACAATATAGCCGCCGTTGGCCCTGGTATCGACTCGAGGTGCCAGCATGCTGGCGGTTGATCGCCACGCCACGCCAGCGGGTTGCCTAAACCAAAAATGCCGCCCATTATTTGGCGTTCGTGCGGCCGCGCCTACTCCAAGATCATCGCAACCATACCCCGGCCACGGATTGTCTTCGCCATCAATATCGACAACCAGCAACCCCGTTGTCGATATACCGATGTTTGCATTTGGCGTTGCGGTCCACCATTCCGTTATAAGGTCCAGATCGGTTGTTGCGTCAAGATGGCCGTTACCGCCTAGCGGGGTTTTGCCATTTGGGGCACATTGGAAAACGGGGTATCCATAACCGGCGTATCGGAGTGCGGCTTCCAGCATCATTGTCGAATTCCTTTCGTGTCGTCAGTCAAATCTTAGCCGGAACATCGGCAACCATTGAATCTACAACTTCTGGCCATTTGCCCATTGTTGTTTTGACTCGAATGGCGATAGTTGGCAAAAAATAAATGGATTCATCATCTTCATATATTTCAAAAAAATTATCTAATTCGTAAAATGCATCTTGAATATTATGACAAATTTTTGCATTTGTTCGCCGCATCCACCATGATACTAATTGTTTAGCTGTTCTCCATTCTGAAACAGCCATGCCACATGTCGTGTGATAAATAATCCTAAGCTTTTCTTGTCGATATGGTGCGACTCGTTTGCCATTGTAAATGCCGCCCGGATGATTCTTGACATAAATATTGTATGTCGTTTTCCTTACCTGATATTCGGCATCGTAATTTGCGTTCTTTTTAACATTTTCCGCAATAATATCAACTTCGTCTTCGGGACGCAAATTGTGCATTTTGCGTTCTTTTGAGGATTTTGGAAATTCATAACCGCAATCTGGACATATCGGTAGACAAATTAATACTTCCGCCTCACAATCTGGATTTTTGCATGTTTTTGTCTTTGGCTCTTTCCCTTCTTTTTGTGGCTTGATTTGAATTTGATTTACTGGACCATGACGCCGAATGTTGTCGCCAAAATCAAGCACAAGAAAATTAGCCTTGCCCTCATGCAATCGAAAACCACGGCCAACCATTTGGTAATAAAGGCCAGGGGATTGAGTTGGACGCAACAACACCACGCAATCAATCATCGTTGCGTCGAATCCAGTCGTCAGCACGCCGACATTGACCAGATACTTAATTTTGCCCGCCTTAAATGCCTGTAGAATCGACGATCTCTCCGCCGATGGCGTAGTTCCATCAACAGTCGCGATCGTCGCTTTAAGATCCATTGTTCTAAGAGTTTCTGCCACACATTCCATATGCGCAATCGTAATCGCAAATATTAAAACGCAGTTGCGATGTTGAGTTTTAGCGAGAATTTCAATGCATGCCAGCATTACCAGATTGTTTTCCATCATACGTTCAACTAATTCCGCTTCCGCAAAATCTCCCTTAATTGTTTTAATGCCGCGTAAATCTGGAGTGTTAATCGAACGCTTATTAATTGGCTTGCATAAATACTTTTGATGAATCAAATCAGATACGCCAATCTCATAACTAATTTTGTTTAGTACGTGATTGTTTCCGCATATCATGCCTTTTTTAAGTCGATATGGTGTTGCCGTAAATCCGACAACCCGTAGAGATGGATTGGCCTGGCGCATAGCCTCGATGATCATATTGTACTGACCATCTTGACCGTGCGGGATTAGGTGCGCTTCGTCAACAAATATGTAGTCAATTACCCCGAACTGGTCGATCCTACGCGCGATCGATTGCACGTTACCAACGATGATTTGGTTGTTTACGTCACGACGTTTGAGCCCCGCCGAATATACCCCGATCGGAAGGTCTGGCATAGTCGATACAAGTCGATTGTAGGTTTGCTGCACCAACTCCCGAACGTGCGCCATAATCAGCACACGCGCGCCATTGGCTATGAGTTCTGCGCACAACATCGCCATAACCGGCGTTTTACCGCCGCCGGTAGGGATGACCACGCAAGGGTTAACATCCGCTCCATGGTCAATAAAGAATTGATGCACGCTATCGCATGCTGCCCGCTGATACGGTCTAAGTTCCATGTCATCCTCTTATCATCATTTCGGAATAATCAAACAGATGTTCCCGTAACATCTGGTATGCCCGACGTAGCTTCACCTCGACGTTCTGACGGCTCATGCCGTGATCCGCGCCAATCTCTTTTGGTTGATAGCCATCGAGCGTGGCATTGACAATAAATCGCCAATCCTTTGGTAATTTGTTAACAGCGCGCCGAACATCGGATACCACGCCATTGATGCTGTTTTCATCCTCATCAATCTTGTGGTTTTCATTCAGCTTACTCGTCACTGTGACAATGTATTTAAGCTTGCGCATTCTGATATGATGGAATTTTAAGCGCCGAACTATGTGGTATGCCCACGTTGAATATGCCGCAATTTCCGGATCATATTTGTGAATGCGTTTGATAATATTAAGCAAAACAATTTGCACCCAATCTTCTGGCGCTTCGTGTTTTGGGCGATAGATTAGCGCAGCTTTGCAGGTTATTCTTATCTGGTCATCGGTCATGTCGTGTCATCCAAAGCGATTAAAAATACGTCTGATCACATAGCTACGCAATAATGAGATCAGCGTAAAAACCAATCCTATCATCAGGTTTTTATCCAGCGAAACATCAATTCCCATTATAGGAAAAATGATTAACTGCGTGAGAACCGCGCACCAATACCCGATCAGGATATTGGCGGCGGACTCGATGAGACTATTCTTCCGAGATTGCATGAGCGAACAAATCCTCATTCTCAACCGCGCGGCTGACCTGTTCCAAGTTCTTCACCGCTTGCGCAAAATATGAGCTCTTGAGCTCCATACCGATACCACGTCGGCCGTTGGATACCGCGCCGAAAATCTCGCTACCAACGCCTAGGAACGGACTCAAAACAGTTTCCCCGGGATTGCTCCATAGTGTTACCGCGCGCTCAATAACGTCTAATTGGAGCGGATGTACGTGGCGTTCATCCTCTGGCTCCCGACTTTCACGATACGGCAACACGCGGCCAATGCGGATATCGTCCCAAACGCTCGAGGCATATTGACGCCAAATCCAATGAGAATACCGATTCTCCGTTTGTTTGCCCTTGTGGTTCTTATACCGCTGGAGATCGGCGGGAATGGTACGTTCACCGGCGTATGATTGCAGTCCGGTAGGATGATCTACTGGTATCGCATTCTCGCCGGTTTTGCGAAACATCAACAAATAATCGGCGCTGGCAACATCGCATAACGTCGAATCCTCGACGATCTGTTTGTGGGCCAGCCCTTTCGCCATGGTGCGATTGCGGACGCCCAATGGCTCTTTCCAAATCGCTCGACGCCCGCAAAATATAAAACCATGGGCCTCATGGGCGCGTATCACGTCGCCGGGAAAATCAATTAGTCCAGTACCGACATTGGCCCCGCAACCCATTTTTGCGGTATCGCCATTGCCCTTGCCAGGCACGTCCATGACGTGAACCGCCGATATCCTTCCCGGCTTAGTCAGCCGCGCAACTTCAGCAATCACATAACCGTAGTGGACGAAAAAATCTTGATAGTTGCGGCAATTGCTCAAGTCTCTTTCGTTGCTGGAATAATTGTACAACCCGCAAAACGGCGGAGAATATACCGAAAGATCGACGCAATTATCCGGTAGCGTTTTCATCACCTCGACGCAATCTCCGTTATAGAGCGCGTATTCCTGCGTAATTATCTGATCCTTTACAGCCATGTCGGAACCTCTTCTTTCGTGGTATAGTCGTTTCTTTTCCTGATCTTCAACTCGTCACTCATCATCGAGACCAGGTTCGCAAACATGGTTTCCGCCGCCTCAGTTTTTCTCTGAAGGCTGGCTAACACGTTCTCTTGACCGTCTGTTGTGATCATATCGACCACGACTGGCTTTTGTTGGCCGAACCGCCAGCAACGCCGAATCCCTTGATAAAACTGTTCGTAGCTATGCGATGGAAAAAATGTTTGATGCGCGCAATGCTGGAAGTTCAGACCAAAGCCGCCAATCGTTGGCTTCGTGATTAATACCCGAATACTCTTTTTGATGAATCCCGCAAACGCTTCCTCTTTATGTGATTCGTCATCCGAACCAGATACCTCGACTGAACCGGGAATTAATTTGGTTAGGCGCTTGCCTTCCTCATTGAGATTGCACCACACAAGCGATGGCTGATTGTGCGCGTTGACCAATTGAGCAACAGTCTGGCAACGCTCATCAATGGTGCGTCTAAGATCGCTACGCTGTTCGGCTAGGCCAACCGCTGGTAGGTCAAATAGATAACCATCACGCGGACGGTTAGCCTTGACCGTGTGCTGGTTGATTTTGAGCTCTGGCAGGTCATAACCACGGTCATCGAATCCTAGGTCGGATGGCTTGCGCATCGCCCTGGCCCACGAACATACCCAACGCCAGAAGTCATGTTCGGCGTGCGGCCTTAGCCGAAAAAATCCTGCCATATGTTCTTGTCGAGCGGTTGACGTAGATTCCGTTTTCTTGAAAAACTTATTCATCATATCCTGAGCGCCCATTTCGCCGATGGCTTCGCTCGACGTGCCTAGCTCGATGTAATCATTCGGCGCGGCGGTAGCGGTGCACAATAATCGGTATGGCCTTTTGCGCATAAAATCGGTAACGGCTTTCCGTGTTTCGCCGTCGAAGTTCTTCAAGACGCTGGACTCATCGCAAACAACGCCTTGGAAATCCTCCGGCGAGAAATGATGAAGCCGTTCATAATTGGCTACAACAATTCGATCTCCAGCAACCAATCCCGTGCGACGCTGCACGACATCAATACCAAATTTAGATCCTTCGCTGACCGTCTGAAATGCCACGGCCAACGGCGTGAGAATTAGCACGCGGCCATTAGTTTTGCGGGCGACATTTTCCGCCCACGTCAATTGCATAGCGGTCTTGCCTAGGCCACAATCGGCGAATATAGCCGCGCGGCCCTTGCGGATAGCCCATTCGACGAGTGCTTTTTGGAACGGAAATAATTTGTCTGGCATCCATACCGGATCAAAACCGTGCAGTGATCCGACTTGAGTTTTTCGCTCAAGAAATTGATCATAGTTCATATCGATTCCTTTCGTTATCATTTCATCTCATCGAAACATTGCAGGCTCAAGGAATCGAACCTTGATGACTCATATTAGTTTTGAGCCTCCACCAGTACCCGCACGATTCATTGCTTGCGCAATACCTCCAGATCGGCCTTAATTTCCAAGATCTGCGTTTCGATTAACTGCAATCGGCTTTTATCCCGTGGTCCACCTTTTGGGCCGCGCTTAAGTTTTTCGGGCACCTTAAGCTGTTTGGCTTGTTCGTAATCTATTTTGAATTTCGTCGGATCTTGCATGCGTTTGGTGCGCACCAAATACCGAACGCGTGGAGCCGGGATTGAAAGCCATTTGGCTAATTTCTCAATCGAATCAATTGGAAAAAATCCATCATAAAATGCGTCAACTGCTTGATCACTCATTTCATACCTCGTTGTAAAAACTCCGTTGGCCATGGATGACAGTTCAGGGTTAACCTAAAATATTGAATTGAAACGATCAATCCAATGCCATGGCCAACGGAAGATCGGATGGTTATTTAGACCACTTGCCC